TCTATGTTTCCAGAGATTGCATCAGAGTGGGATTATGACAAAAACGAAGACAATCCTAGTGATATAACTTACGGCTCAAAGCAACGTAGATATTTTGTTTGTAAAAATAAACACTCTTATTTATGTCCAATATCTTATAGAACAGGACCAAGAAAAGCACAATGTCCAACTTGTCTTTATGGAGATGCTGATGTTCCGACATCACGTATTGAAAAAATGATTAGTGATGTTTTAAAAGCAGAGCCAAATGTAAAGATAGGAAAATACAAAGTAGATATGTTGCTTGGTAATACAATAATAGAGTATGACGGCTCATATTGGCACAGAAACTCATATGAAGCAGACTTACGTAAGACAAAATATTTACAAGATTTAGGATATAAAGTTATCAGAGTAAGAGAAATTCACGGGAACAGGATACCTAAGTATGTTTTAAAAGATGTAAAAGGTTGTAAAAATATACGGCACAAAACCAATTACAAAAAACGAGAAGAAGAAGCACAGATAATTGCAGATAAAATATTACAGAAAATATAAAGGAGGCATAATGGAAAACGAAATGGACACATTAACAACAGATGAGAAGATGTTGATAATGCTTCTCAGAACAGAGAAGATAAATACCCAAAGGGCGTTTGTAATAATTGCAAAGTTCTTTGAGTTAGAGAGGGAAGACAAATGACGGAAGAAGAATTGTTTAAATATCTGGAACAAGAGTTGTTAGAAGACGAACTGTTCTTAGCTAGAATCTTTGGAGTATTGGAGGAGTAAAGTATATTTATAAATTAGATATACTTATGTCAAACCAATAGACTATACTAAGATTATGGCTAATATTTTAGATGTGCCGAAGCAGGTTTCTGTCATAGCCGTTTTATATAATGGCAATGTATTAATCTGCAACTCTACAAAACAAGCAGTTGTTTACTGTGAGAAAATGAGGTTAAGAATAACCAATACTTTTACAGAGGGAGCAACCTATTTTATAGAAGCACAAAGAGAAGACTCTAGTTTATAAAGCTAGATTAAGTTAATACAAAAGGAGCATAAATGTTTGATGATAATATGGATATGTTGTTAGAACAATCACAAGAATCCATAAACAAAACAGTAGAACA